ACAGATAAAAACATTAAAGGTTAAATTTAAACACTTAGGAGAGCAACAGAAAAGCGTATTTTATAGCTACAATACTGTAAATGGACGTTATGAAGATTTGGAATATCAACCATCTATTATAGACTTTCAAACGATAATAAACGCTAAGAAATTAGATTATTCAAACTGGCTAACTAAAGAAGATAATACAGAAAATAAAGATGAAGCAATGAAACCAAACACCAACTTCGATATAACGAATGAAGAAGTAGATAAATTATATGAAGATGAAGATGTACCATTTTAGCAACGAGAATAGATTTTTTAAAAGTCGTAACTTAACATATGAATTAGTAGGAACAAAAATAACAGACAAAGGATGGATGCACACAATTAAATTACCTTATTCTAAGCTAGAAACTAATTCAAGGTATATAGAAATAACAGATGAAGAACTAGAAAAACTAAAACAATGAAACATAGATTAGAATTTTACATAGGTATAGCTTTAGGCTTCGGTATAAAAAAGCAAGAAAACGGAATATATTACTTAAATATAATAGTGCCTTTAATTTATTATGAAATAGCTATACCTCCAAAAGGGTATAAGATAACAGATGAAGAAATTGAAAAACTAAGACAATGAATATACTAAGAACAGTAGTACTAGATAGAATAAACCGTAAAAAGGATAAAAGCGTTTCAATAACTTTTATAACAGACAACGAACAGACAAGTGAGCAGTTCATGGAATTAGATAAGCAATTAGACCAAAGAGGTATATTGTACTTTAAACCTAAAGGACTTTTAACAACAGCCGAAGCTGATGAATTAGATAATGTAGATATTGAATTAGAAGGTAAAACACAAAGCCAAAGATTAAGAAATGTTTTATTTGTTTACTGGCAACAGTCAAACAGTAATATCGATTTTAAGCAATTCTACAAATCTGAAACTGAAAAGATAATAGAACACTATAAAGGAAAATTGAAGTAGTATGAAGAAACACACTAAAATATATTTAAAACATTACGGTTATGATGAAACTGATTTTATAGCCTGTGAGGTTTGCGGATGTAAAGCAGTAGATATTCATCATTTAGAATCGAGAGGTTTGGGAGGAAGTAAAACAAAAGACTACATAGAAAATTTAGTAGCACTATGTAGAACTTGTCATCAAAACTGTCATATAACAAAAACGTTTAATAATAAAGCAAAAGAAATACATTTAAACAATTTATGATTAAGATAGATATAAAACCATTATCAGTAAACAAGGCTTTTAAAGGACGTAGATTTAAAACTAATGAATACGATAACTTTATTAGAGATATGTTATTAATACTTCCTAGTAATTTAAAAATTGATTCTAAAGCGTATTTAAGGCTTAATGTTGTTTTTGGATATAGTTCTCGTGCTTCAGATATAGATAATGCCCTAAAGTGCTTTATAGACTGCTTAGTTAAGAAGTATGGATTTGATGATAGAAATATTTATGAGCTCCACGTTTTAAAAGAAATAGTAAAAAAGAAAAGTGAGTTTATAGAGTTCGAAATAAAAGAATTAAAAAATAATTTATAAAAAGTAACAATATTAAAAATAAAGTGTTACATTTGTAGAAGTTAAAACAAAAACAAATATGTCAAGAAAGAAACTAGATTACGAAGTAGAGAGGTTAACTTTTCAAGTGCCTAAAGAGATTAAAGACGAATTATATAAAAAGATTAAGCCGATAGTTAAAAAAGAGGTTGCTAAATTTAAAAAGAAATAATCATGGGAGATTTACCAAAGATGCTAGACGAAGTGTTTAAAAAGCATACAACGGAATTAGCTAATAAGGATAGCGAGATAATAGAATACGTGGCACTACTAAAAACTATTTCAAGCCAATTAAAAGATGCTAAGAAGTATGAAATAATAACTGGAATAATAGATAAAAAACTAAAAGAATATGAAAGATAGAAACTTTATATTAATTTGTATAGGTGCTTTACTAATTGCTTACTTAGGCGATAAGGTTATTTTAAGCCGTTCTAATGAAGTAGAATATAAAAACAATACAAATATACTGCAAGGCAAAATAGATAGTCTTAAATCGTTTAATATTGAGTTATATTATTACTCAATGGGTTTAGAAAGTATATGCGACACTTATAAAAGTAGTAGTGAAGCTTGGGTGTCTGTTGATACATTAGAATTACTTACAGGAAGAAAAAAAGGTAACACCGTAAAACCATAAACATGAAAGAATTTAAATTTAGAGCTTTAACGATTGATAAAGGTAGGTTTGCAATAGGACTTCCTGTTTATTTAACAGAAATAGCACGGGAAGATGAAGAGCCAAATGGTATAATAGAAACATACTCAGGACTAGTGGTTGAGATTATCCCTGACACGCTTGAAATCTATACAGGCATAAAAAACAAGAAAGGTGTTGAGATTTTCGGAGGGGATGTTTTTCGACAGGAAGAAGAAAAAGATGAAGGAGATGTTAGAACCTATCATGTCGTTACTTGGATAAGACAACGAGCTGCATTCTATTTAATTCCCGCAGCACATTACCCTATATTAAGAGATAATGATTGTAGTGAAGAGCCTGAGTTTTCATGGTTATTTGAAGAGGCTTCATTGTATGATTTTAGCCTTGATATTGAATTGCCTTTAGTGGGTAATATTTACAAGAACCCTGAACTTTTAACTAAATAAAAATGGAGAAAGAAAATCAAAGACTATTAGAAATAGCCCTGTGTAGTTATTTGCCTTATGAATTAAAGATAAAGGTAGGTACAAAAATACTTGAACTATCAACAAGTCATACCACTTCAAAAATTCATATTGAAATGGTATGTAAAAAATCTATTTACAAGCCAATACTAAGACCATTAAGCGATATTTGCAAATTTATAAATCATAACGGTGAGGAAATGATGCTATCATTAATGGGTTATGAGTTTCCTCTTGAAAATCTTATTTCAGAAGAAATATTAAAAATGGAATATAATACCATTAATTTACTTTTTGAATTACACTTTGACGTTTTCGGTCTTATAGAAAAAGGACTTGCTATTGATATTAATACTTTAAATAAATAGTTATGGCAACAGTTTATAAAGTAGAAATAGTTTCTGATTGGATAAATTATACTGAAGAAGATTTGAAAAAATTGATACAGGAAACTTTAGACCCTGACAGACAAAACATAAGGGTTACAAAAATTAAAAAGAAAGTTAATTATTAAATAAATAGTTATGGTAACAAATAAAAATAAAGAACAGTTTGAGGAGTGGTTTACAGATAACTACGACTCTGAATTTATGCCAGATGATAAATTTTCAAGATACATTTGGTTTATTAAACAACCTTTTGAAATGCAAATAGGAGTGTATGAAAAGTATTATGATAGTTTAGGGTATCATATTTATATAGAATCTTATTTAGGAGGGGGTCAAAATGTATTTTATCCCGAGATAATATGGAGAATGGATAATCATGTAGATACGTTTTGGAAGCCTAAATATGATAATTTAATAGAATATTTATGTTTTATAGATAGAAACGAAGCATACGTAGAAGCATTTAAAAAAGCAGATGCTTGTGTTAATGAAAAATTATAATTAAATTTGTGTTATGAAAAACATAGATAATTATCAAAGAGTGCATCAATGGTTGGCTTACCATTATGGACGAGCTTATAAATGTGAGCATTGTAACGGTACTAAAAAGTCTAAACGCAATGAATGGGCATTAAAGAAAGGTTTTAAATATGAAAAGAATGTAGATAATTTTATACAACTATGTAGTTCTTGTCATAAATTATACGACTTTACAGAAGAAACAAGGAAGAAACAATCATTAGCTAAAATAGGACTCGAACCAAATAACAAAGGGGTAGATAATAGACCGATAAAGACTTGCATAATTTGTAAAGGTGAATATAAAACTTATCATAAAAAATCTACAATATGCTCTTTAGATTGTAGAAATAAAAACAACTCTTTATCTAAAGGTAAAAAAATAAAAGAAATAAAACACGGAACAATAAGTGGTTATAATTATCATAAATGTAAATGTGATTTATGTAGAGATAAGAATACGGAATATTGTAAATCAAGAAGAAACAAATTAATAAACAAACAACTAAACTAAAAGAGATGAAATTAATATCAATGGTAGAATTTATTTCTGCAAAACAAAAAACAGGAGTTTTAGCAAATAGATTTTACAACTCAAAACAAACTGAAATACTTTTTGAAATATACAACTACGCCAACTTTCTAAAACAACCTTTAGAATTAGGAATGTTTATTCCGTGTGATGAAGATGGTAATGTTATTAAATCATATTATAAAGATGGTATTGAACATTTTGATGGTATTGGAATTGAAGAACTACACGAGGCAGAAGAAAAGGTTTTGTTTGATAATTGCGTTTATGATGAAGAAATGGAAGTTGTCAGATATGGAATAGGTGTTGATTTATTTTATACTGATGGTTCTATAAAAGAAAATGAAACAATAGAAGATTTGGTTAAATATAATTTAAGTCTAACAGAATCAGCAATAAAAACATTTTAACCAACCGAAAGGTATAAAACAATATAGGAATGGAAGAAATAACTAAAGAAGAATTTTATAAGATTTGGAAAGAAAATCCTAATATGAAAGTACATTCTTCATTTACTGACATTGAGGGTTATGCTCCTTATGGAGTTGGAAGACCTGCAATAGACACAACATGGGGATATGACAAAGAAATTGTTAAAACGGAACAAAGAAAAGACTTTGGGTATGAAGAATGGGAATGGAAATACTATAAGTTTAACCAACACTAAAAACAAATAAGAGAATGAAGAAATCGGTAATAGATGAATTGATAGAAACTTTTGAAGAAATGTTAGCTTATGGAGGTGACTCAGATTTACACGCAGCTATTGAACATTGTAAATCTAAAAAAGAAACACACAAACAAGAGATAATAGAGGCTTACAGAAAAGCGTTAACAGATACCAATATGGATGAGTTAACAAGTATTGAAATATGTAATAACGAAGCAGAACATTACTACAACAAAACTTTTAACCAATGAAGAAACTAAAAAAACTACTAAATAAAAAAGTACCTCCAGCTACTCCTTTAGAATTAGCTATATTTACTGCAATAGGTTTAGTACTACCTTATATAGTTTTTTGTATATTTACGTAATAAACAAAAAGGGAGCTAATTAATTTATTCTAATAACTCAATGGCTTAAAGTTTGAAAGGGGTTTTGAACACCATTGTTTTAGGTTAATAATAATGAGTAATTCTTTACTCCCTTTTTTTAAACAACAATATGAAACTAACAGTAACAAGCAAAGAAATTAACTTAGTAAAGGAAAAAGATAATACCTACTCCTATCGAATTAATGGAGACTTACACGTATCTAATATTCCAACAGAAGATGAAGCTCTTAGAGATGCTGAGAACAAATTAATGAAACTTATTAAGCAAATAATAAAAAAATAGTATATTTGTTGTTGAAGAAATCAATAATGATTTTATATGATTCTTGAAATATAATGGCAGCAGGTAGACCAAGTGAATATAATTACGAGTTATGTAAAGAAATATGTAACGAAGTAGCAGAGGGAAAGAATGTTATAGCTACATTAAAGAGCAATAATAAATATCCAAGTTGGTCAACT